CGGTACAAGTAATGCTGGTAAATTTATATTAGCCTTTAATGATAGTAAAGAATTAGCTGCAACAATTGACCCAGTAACTGTAAGTGATGCCCATAAGCAATATCAGTTCTTATCTGATGAGAGTATGAAGAAGATTATGGTTTCCCACAGAATTGTTTCTCCGATGTTGGTAGGGATAAAAGATAATACTGGTCTTGGTAATAATGCAGAAGAATTACAAACAGCATCTTTATTAATGGATAATACCGTTATTAGACCGATGCAAGTTACTATTCTTGATGAACTAGAAAGAATATTAGAGTATAACAATATCGATCTTGATATATACTTTAAAACGTTACAGCCATTAGAATTTACTGACTTAACTAATGCTATTAGCGATTCAGAAATAGAAAAAGAAACTGGTGTTAAGAAATCAGAAAGGGATAATGACCAAGAACAAATTGATGAACAAACAGAAGAACTAGGATAATGGCAACTGCACTATTTATAAAAAGAGCTGATTTAGTCAAGAATACTGCATTGAGTGGGAATGTAGATACTGATAAATTTATTCAATTCATTAAGTTGGCCCAAGAAATACATATACAAAACTATTTAGGTACTGATTTATACGATAAGATAAGTAACCATATTATTGCTGGAGATCTTGCAGGACACTATTTGTCTTTAGTAAATGAATACATTCAGCCAATGTTAATTCACTTTGCAATGGCAGAGTATCTTCCTTTTGCAGCTTATACAATCGCAAATGGAGGTGTTTACAAGCATAGTTCTGAGAATAGCACTCAACCACAGAAAGAAGAAATAGACAGCCTTATATCTAAGGAAAGAGATTATGCTGAATATTATACAACTAGATTCATTGACTATATGAGTTTTAATGCTACTGGTAAGTTTCCAGAGTATTATTCAAATAATAACGAGGATATATATCCAGATAAAGACAGCTTATATCAGGGATGGGTACTGTAGTTAAAGACAAAATACAATACAAGACTAAGAAAGAGAACATTATTAAATTAAATAATTACTTAAAAAAGGTTAATAGCAAACCGATTAAGAAATAATATGGCAAATACCATAAATTGGGGAAAAGTATACTGCGACATGATTACTAACGAAGGTTGGGGTCAAGATTCACAATGGTCTACTTTTTCAGTAAATGATACATCTGGGCCTACTTGTTGGGCAGCAACACCGTTTACTGCTGATTTGACTAGATACTTTGGAGGTAACTTAACAGCAGACACAATACAATTTGAGGCAGATAAAACACAATTATAAAGAAATAAGAAATGGCTAAACAAACAATAGTAACATATCCTGCAGTAGCAAAGGATTCAGGATTAGGAACTCCATTGGCAGATGCCTTTAAAATGGTTAATGACAATTTTACGGAATTGTATAATGACGAAACCACAGGAGAAGTTAATTCAATAACAGCTACAGCACCTATCTCAAGAGATCAAGCAGTAGGGCCAGTTACGCTTTCACTAGATGATTTAGGTATTACTACTGGTAAAATCGCAAATGATGCTGTTACAGAAGATAAACTAGCAAATTCTATCAATACTGCAATAGCTGCAAACACTGCAAAGACTGGTATTACATCAAGTCAAGCAGCAGACATTGTAAGTAACAACGCTAAAAATACAGATCAAACGGTAAGTTTAAGCGAAGGTGCAAATGTAACTATTACTGGTACTTATCCTAATTTTACAATAGCATCTAATGATGTAGTTGGTGCTGTAAGTTCGGTCAATGGACAAACTGCGGTTGTGGTTTTAGATACCGCAGACATATCTGAGGACACTAACTTATACTACACAGAAGCTAGGGTAGCTGCAAATTCAGCAGTTACATTAAATACCGCCAAGCTTACTGCAAACACAACTAACGTAACTTCAGCAGGGGCATTAATGGATAGTGAGGTAACTAACTTATCACAAGTTAAAGCATTTGATTCATCTGATTATTTAGCAAGTTCAGTAACAACAATTACTTCTGGTCAAGCTAGTGCGATTACTGCAAACACCGCTAAAGTAACAAACGCAACTCATACTGGTGAAGTAACAGGTTCGGCAGGTTCGACAGCTTTGACTATTGCAAACGATGCAGTTACTACTGCTAAAATTGCAGATGCAAGTATTACCCAAGGAAAGATGGCAGCTAATTCAATAGATTCAAACTCTTATGTAGACGGTTCTATCGACACAATCCATATCGCAAATGGAAATATTACGCAAGAAAAGATGGCAGCTAATTCAATAGACTCCGATCAGTATATAGACGGTTCTATTGATACTGTACATATTGCAAACAATAACATAACACACGATAAATTAGAAAACCGATATACAGCAATAAATGCAATTGGAACAACAAGTGGAGCATTTAATATTGATTTTAATTTAGGTGCTATTCAAACAGTAACATTAGGTGGGGCACACACTGGAACGTTTATCAATTTTAAAATTGGTCAAGTAATAGATATTATAATTACAGGAAATCACGCTTTAACTTTTTCGGCAACTGCATCAGGCACACCTGCAATTAATAAAGTAGGCGATACGGCTTATGATGGTACAGCTACTCAAATAATTCAAGTACAATGTGCAAGTGATGATAGTACAACACCAATTTTTTACTATGCTTGTAACACTTACGCAGATGATACAACTCCTTAATAATTAAAATATGAAAGCAATAAATTTAGATGGTACAATAAAAACATATACTTCAACTCCTAAATTTTGGGGAAACGTTGTCGGTGGTTTTAACACCTTATCAGATAGCGACCTTGAAACTTATGGGTTTTATAATGTGATTACCCCTTCTTATAATTCAAATACGCAAATACTTGGTGCTATTGAATGGGATGCAGATAATAGCGTTTTTACTTATCCAGTTCAAAATAAAACTTTTGCTCAATCTTTAGTAGAAATGAAGGCTCAAAAAATAGATTATTTAAAACATAGTTATGGCTGTGAATTAGCAAAAACGGATTGGATTATTATTAGAGATCAAGAATTAGGTAATACAACCGACTCAAGTATTTTATCTTCAAGAGCAACCTTGAGAAGTGATTGTGCAACACACGAAAGTTCTATAAATTCAAAAACAACAAAAGCACAAGTTGCAGATTATTCAATACCTAATTTTATATAAATGGGATTAAACGAAAAATTCTTTAAAACAGCAGCAGCAGATGACACTCCTAATTTTAATACTGTAATTTATAGTGGGAATAATTCAAACAGTGCTAACGGTAATGTAATTAACAATGTAGGGTTTGAACCTGATATGGTTTTTATAAAAAATCGTACACAAACTGAAACTGGTGTTATAGTTGATACTTTAAGAGATGATTTTGGTAGCATTATATATCCAAGTTTAAATAATCCGGAACCATCTTTTGACAACTATTTTACACGCACATCAGTCGGATTCAATACAAATACAAATAATTTAAACGCAAGTGGAACAAATAACTACGTTGCTTGGTGTTGGAGGGCCCCTACTTCTCAAACAAATAATTCTGGTACAAACGGAGCAACTATAACGAGTACAATAAAAAAGAATGTAGCGGCAGGATTTAGTATAGTTTCTTATACAGGAAATTCTACAGCAGGAGCAAAAATTGCACATGGATTAGATTATACACCAGAATTATTTTTTATCAAAAACTTAACAGCAACTTCAGGAAATAGAGAATGGATTGCTTGGTGTGCTCAAGAGAACGCAAAACTTGGGTATTTAAATCACCCAGATACTTTTGAGTCAAGTAGATATAGTTGGGCATTAAACAGCACTCAGCCAAATGATACACTTATAACGCTCGGAAGCGATCCTGCTGTTAATACAAGTCACGATTATATAGCTTATTGTTTTCATTCAATATTGGGATATTCTAAAATTGGTGCATATCAAGGAAACGGAGGAAATCAAACTATCAATGTGGGATTTACTCCACAATTTGTAATGATTAAAAATATAACGCAAACAAGTGCCTACGCAAGTTGGATAATATTTGATAGCGAGAGATTAGTTGCTTATAACGATACGAACCCTATATATGCAAATCTTAGTGTTGCAGAAGGAACTCGTGGAAATGGAACTGGCAATGGTGATGTATTAGAAATAATTTTTGTTACAAATACAGGCTTTAAACTTGGTGATGCAAGTAGAACAAACGGTTCTGATGAATTGAATGCAAATAACGAAAAATTTATATATTTAGCAATCGCATAGTGGAAGAATTAAAGGTAGGGTTTACAACGTTTTTAGCATTGGCTTTAAATTTAAGTCAAGCAAATCCTGTCCTTCAAACTGTCAGTTTATTATTAGCGATAGTATACACTGGCTTATCAATCTATAAGAAAATTAAGAAATGAATTTACCAAAGAATGGTGTAGCAAAAGAAATACGTTCATATAGCGGAGCATTATTGATCTTTCTTTTTATTGTTGCTTTAGTGGTAGTGTTTATTCAATACCCTGTATTAGATTCTAATAAGGAAGTTGTAATGATGCTGGTAGGAACATTAAGTGCTAGTTTGGCAATGGTCATAAGTACGATAACAGGAAGTAAGCCAGACGATATAAATGCACTTAAAAGCAAATTAGATAGTAGAGAACAAACGATTGAATCGTTAACTAAGTCAAAAGACGAGTACGAGGCTATGATTATTAAGTTGCAAAAGGATATGCTAAAAAATCAAGACGATATGTTTGATAAATTTATTCTTAAATCTGCCATGGACTTTGATGATAAAAAAAATAAATAATGTTACATTTTGAATCTTATGAATTTGACTCACCTGATCTCCAGAATTCTGGTATTAATATGGATCATAGTTTTTTGCAGATGCTCGATGACGCACGTGGTATTGCAGGGTTACCCTTTAAAATTACCTCTGGTTACAGAACAAAAGAAAGAAATAAATTGGTCGGAGGTGTTAGAAATTCCAGCCACCTTGTCGGAAGAGCTTGTGATATTTCGGTACAAAACGGTAATGAAAGATACATTATTCTTAATGCCCTTATCAAAGCAGGATTCCGTAGGTTGGGAGTTGCAAAAACTTTTATCCATTGCGACAATGACGAAAGTAAACCAAACTCAGTCTGGACATACTAGTACTGTAGGTAACACACTATGGATAAGAAGAAATTCAAAGATACACAAGTAGGTAAATTCCTTTTAAATAAGATACCTGATGTAGTTGGTGCTATTGCTGGTAATACCCCAGTAGGAAGCGTTATCCAGGCTATTATAGGTGGGTCTGATATGAGTGATTCTGATAAACAGATAGCTCTAAAGAAACTAGATATAGAACGTTCTGAAATTGATGGTACCACAAAAAGATGGGTAGCTGATGCAAGAAGCGGTTCCTGGCTATCTAGCAATGTGAGGCCCCTAGTATTGGTTTTCTTAACCGTTAGCTATATTATTGGCTGGTATTTAAATTACCCATTAGATTCAATAACTGGGCTTCTCTCAATCGTGATCGGAGGATACTTCGGATCCAGGGGTGTTGAGAAGGTATTTGGCAATTCAAAACATCAATAATGGCAAAAGTACAAACTTCCGTATTCTATAAGAAAGCGAAGATAAAACGCAAAGGAATACATTCTAAATCAAAGAGCAGCTCCTTAAAGTCTTCTAAGGTATATGCAAAGGGCTATCGAGGTCAAGGTAGATAAATATGAATTTAATAGGGTAAAAACTTGTATTATAGATTTAATAGGTATATATTTGTAATGAGAATTTATTCCCTTTAATTCTTTGTTTATCTTTGTTATAAAATTGGAGTGGCTGCAAAGTTACTCCTTTTTTTATTACTATAGGTTTGTCAGTTGGAAATATTATTATATATTTGCAGTATGAAATCAATAAACGATAAACTGGTGGACATTCAGGGGAGACTGAAAGCACCGAAGAACCAAAGAAATAGTTTCGGAAATTATAACTATAGAAGCTGTGAGGATATACTTGAAGCAGTAAAGCCATTGTTAACTAAACATAATTTAAGATTAAATCTAAATGATGAAGTAATTCAATTGGGCGAACTATATTATATAGACTCTTATGCGACAATTGCTGATGGAGATAAAAGTATATCTGTTAAAGCTCAAGCTGGAATTAACCTTAATAAAAAAGGTATGGATATAGCACAATCGTTTGGATCATCTAGTAGTTATGCTAGAAAATATGCTCTAAATGGATTGTTCTTGATTGATGATACTAAAGATGCTGATGCTACCAATAACGATGGTGGTACTACAGAACCTCAAGTAGAATCAAGTGATAAGCCCTGGTTACAAAAGGGTACTAAGCAATTTGACAATGCAAAGAAAGCAATGTTAAGTGGAAATTATACTTTAACTAATATAAGAGAAAAGTATAAAGTGAGTAAGGAAGTAGCATCACTACTTCAAAAGTAATTTGTTTAATTTAAATTTTATTTATTATGAGTACAGAAAAAACAAGAGAGTATGTAGGAAAGGGTGTTAAGGCAGGTAATTTTGACTTGATTAATATCTCAATTTCTAAGAGTAAATTAGAAGACCATTGGTATGAGTATAATGGGGAACATTATATAAAACTTACTGTTGGAGGACTTCGTGAGACTGATAAGTATGGTAAAACCCATAGTGTTTGGGTTAACGATTACAAGCCTACTGAACAAGTTCAAGCTGCTAAACCTGCTGCAAAAGCTGAAAGTAAGGTAATAGAAACGGACTTACCGTTTTAATCAAATAATTAGGGCGGAGATCGTATCAAAGCCCTTTTATTTTAATAAGGGAAATAATGGACAGATATGTTAAAATTAATTTTAATAAGATGAATGATTTAAACCTAAACCATAAAGAATATATAGTCTTAAATTACATAGACTCTATGTGTAAAAATGGTAGTGAAGACTATTGCTTCGCAAGTAATTCAACAATATGCGATCAGCTCACATTGAGTGA